CTATGACAGAATGGGATATTAAACATAGTTGTGCTGATGTTTCTTCAATTGAGGAATTGATTGGCTGGAAAGCAAAGAAGAAATTGGATGAAGGATTAAAAGATACAATAGAATATTATAAACAGATGATATAAAAAGATGGGGTTTCAGGGAACCTTCCCGAGTGTTCAGCCACGCTCTCAGAAAAGACCTTGGCCCCATCTTTTTTATTTTTTAAATAAAGTAATAGTATAAACAATTATATTTTCTTGAAATGATCCACGTCTGTGTTTAAGAAAATTTTTCACATGCCAATGTTCTCTTTTACCACAATATGTAAAATATACTCCTTTATTTTTATCAAATGCTTCTTTTAGCTTTCTTACAACTCTTGTTTCTTGAGTAACAATAGTAAGTAATTCGTACATTTTATTTCCTTTCTTTTTTAATGTTATAAAAACGTTTATCAAAAGTTCGTACTTTCAAAGGCATATTATATTGACCAGGATTTGACATATTACATCTTTCACATTCTCTAACACACCATTTATTAGGGAATTCATTAGATGATTTTGGTTTTGCATGGCCTCCTTCGTAACTTCCTGGATCTGTAGGAGCTTCTCCTAATTCATTATCAGCCAGCCACGTCCAATCATCTTCATCATCTGATAATTTAACATTTGGTCGTAGATTTGATCCCCATGCCTTACAACAATTACTATCACAATTGACTTTCACTTTTTGTCCAAAAAAAGTAATTATAGCTTCTTTCATTTTCTTTTTCCTTATTCCAATTCAATAATTAAACCAATTTTCATTTCATCAATATGTGTTACCTGGATAAACTGAAAACCAAATTCCTCAGTTAGCATTACCAGCATCTCCGGGACTCTACTCAGATATCCTTTATCTTTAGATACATCACCAAAAGGTTGATCCAGAGCCATTGTGCGCCTGGGTCTTTTCTTTGATAGGAGCAAAGAGGATAGCCGGAGAGCGAATGCTACAATAACAATGACTCCTCCCCCTACATTCTTTCTTTCTTTGCCATCCCGAATGAATAAGAGGTCTGCTTCAAGCTTTCCCCGTTTACGAATAAAGTTAATTTTGAATTCATAAGGATCAGGGAAAATAGCTTGGAGGCATTTGTTAACAATATTAGCTATTTGTTTATGAACCTGTTGCTGGATTTCCTCTGCAGCTTCCTGGGCAATTTCTTGAGCCCGGAGAATATCAGCCAATTGCTCTTTGGCTTGTTTCAATTTCTCTTGTTCTGTTTTTTGGAGCTTGAGTGCATCAGTATATTTGTCTTTTAGATCCTCAATTTGTTTTTTAAGTTTGGTCATTACTTAACCCTCTTAAATAATTTCTTGCCTTCCATAAGAAGACAACCTATAAGCACTCCAATAAAAAGCATTATTATATGACTCATTCTTTTTCCTTATGAAACTAATTTTTCCCAATCTCGTACTGCTAAAGCAAGAGCTTTTTCTTTTACTTCATTGATTGTTTCTTGTATTTCACAGAATTTTTCATACCTTTGAAAATAATGATAAACTGCTCCTCTTCGACCACAACGATTACAACGGACTTGAACATATATTTTATTTCTTTTATTCCTACTTGTGATTTTAGTATTACCACCACATCCACATGGAGAAATCATTCCTGAACCAGTTTCAATTATAGGGATGATGTCTTCATCAACTCTAATAGCTGCAGCAACTTCCTTGCATGCATCATGAGCTTCTTTTAAAGATACACTTCTTCTTGCTCTGTGTTCTTTAACTGCTGTAATCATTCGATTATTTTTGACCCAGTTAATTTCTTTTTCATTAAGTGTTGTTTTCATTTTCTTTCTCCTTTAATATCTAACGACTTTTGCAATATGCCCAAAAGGGATTTGACCAATTCTATCTTCATCCCATTTTTTAATTTTATAAGTATGAGTAGTCACTGTATTATCATTTGGTTTGGGAGTTTTTAGAACTCTTGCGAAATTTCCGCTTTTTAGTTTTAATCTTGATCCTCTTCTTAATTTTAATCTTTTTGATTTTTTTCTTTTTCCCATTCTTTTTCTCCTTTAAATTATGTGAACCTTTAAATTCTCCATTACTCATTGCAACCCATTGTCCTTTATCATTGAGTTGGACTCTGTATCTTCTTCCAGTACAATCTTTAACAGTGACCCGATCTTTAGCATATCGTTTTACAATCTCACCATATCGCCAGCCCTGGCAATAGAAAGAAAGGCAATCTTCTTTTGCTGCTGTTATTTTTTTCATAGTATTTCCTATATTATTATCTTTTTAAAAAGCAAAATTTGTGGATCTTCCTTTCTTGAATTGATCACTGGCATGGTTGCTACACCAATTATAAGCATCTTTAAATTTGTCACTGTCTTTGTGTAATAAGGAATCATTCATATGTTGAATTATTTTTAAACGGGGGTGTTTGTCATAATATTCATTTGTAGTATGATTTCCTTCAGCAGTAATTTTTACCATAGTTCCTAAAAATGAAAAACATATAATGATCATGACCAATCCCCTTTTAATCTTTTTTCGATCTCCCAACAGGTCCAACAAATTTCTCTACTCGTGTTTAAATTTTTCATTATTTGTTTTTGCTTTATTCGGCTTTCTTCAAAGTCTTTTATGGTATGTATTCCCACTTCAGTTAAATGCTTTTGAAGTTTTTTAGTTAATGCTTTTTTAGCTTTTTTAGTTCTGAGCATTTTTATTTTTCCTCTATAATTTTTTTTACTCTGGCAAGTAATTTAGAATCAGGTTTTGTATCCGTAATAAAAAGAGCAATCAATTGAGCCAAAATAGCTGTGCTCTTTTTTAATTTCTTTTTCAATTTTTCATGTTCCTTTCCTAATTTATCTAACCTATGCCAAGGTGAGTTTTTTTGTTTTTCTAAAAATTTACGTTCTTTTTCTTCTTCTCTTTTTTTTACTGAATCAGGATGGTGCTGTTTACAAAATCCATCTTTTACAGTTTTTCTTGAACATTGATACCGGTGCCAACCAGTAGGACTCCATACCAGTACTTTACAATAATCTTTTTTTAATTCAATTTCTGTCATTCTTTTTTCCTCAAATTAAACAAACGGATTTTCAACAAGACCATTCAACATATCTTCAGCCAAGCCCTGGGCATCTTCCCACTCCTCTTGCAGTTGTCCTTCAGTCATTCCTTCTGTGACCACCTGTTCAAAGAGTGCTTCAGTTAAATTAAAAAGTTCTGTTTTACTTGTCATTTTATTATCCTAATAGAAAAGTTTACCATCAATTACATCAACTTCATTTCCAGCTGCTTCCCAATAATGACAAAAAATTTCATACCCTTCTTCTTCAGGAAATTTCTCTTTTATGATTGGTAATATTTTCTTAAGATCTTTTTCTGTTTTAATACTCCGTGAATCTGTTGCAAAAAAATGACTTCCATTTAAACTAACATTGATTTCATAATAATTTTCCATCTTATATTCCTTTTAAAAAAGTAAAATCGAATTCTTTAAGAACTATAAGAAGTATAACATATAATCATTAAAAAAGCAACATAAAAATAAAAAAACTTTAACATATAATCAAAAACCCCTCTAAACTATCAATATCAACAGCTTAGAGGGGCAAAAATATTTTAAGAAAATAACAGATTATAAATGTTCCATCATCTTTTTCAATCTCTTAACTTCCCTCTTCTCTTTTCGTTCTGCTTTCTTCCATTCCTTTTCATCTAAATATATCTTTACTTCATCAGAAATAAGTTTACATAAGGTCTCAGGATCAAGGGCATCCAATTCCCAGGCCTTATTTCCAAATTTCTTAATATACTTTTTAGCTCTTGTGTCTGTTATCTTTGCAGGACTGGGAGGTGGTTTAAATTTTTTAATTTGGTTTTGATTTAATGCTAATCTTTCAACTATTATTTCAAGAGGTTTCCCATTCTTTGTTTTTATATGATGATTGATAAAAAGCTCAAGCCTTTCTTTAATATCTCTGCTCATATCTATTCCACTTGGATCATGATCTCCAAAATGTAATATTATAGGAACTTGTTTTTGTTCAAGGATAATATCAACAAATCGTAGACCTGTTCGCCACATAGATGATTGAGAAGCATATCCACGACAAGAGAAGCAGGGAATACGAAGCTTTGCACAGGTGGGTTCTATCACTCCAATCAAAGCATCTTTTTCAATCCATACTTCTGGTCTTGTTTTTTGAGTTTCATATAAATCTCTTTTATAGGAATCAATAGTTGATTGAACTATTTCTTCTGGACTATCCCAGGTGGATACTCTACGAATAAATCGAGTCCTATCTACAATAGCATTCCAATCTATTAATCCTGCAAGCCTGGCATTGCTAATTGTTCTTTCTAACCAATCGTAATTTGGTTGAGCATTTTTAGTTCCTTCTCTTGTATCTTTAATCCATTTTTTCCCTGTCCAGGAATAACGTCTATTCTCCGGGAAAGTATCAAGAGCAATAAATTGATAATAAAGCTGACGAAGGGTCATGTCAAATCCCTTCTTCATATAATTGTTTATTATCTCATCAGCTTTTTGAATTAAATATTTGGCGTCTGTATAGAACTGTTTTTCAACATAAGCAATTTTCATTCTTCTTCTCCTAGTTTATCACCCCATTTTTCCATGAAAGAATTTAGGCTAGACTCATATTCATTATCTATTTTTTTCAATTTCACTTCTGTCTTCTTTAAGGATTGTTGACCTTGTTTAAAACTTGAGCATTTGAATTTTTCTTTTAATGTTTCCATCTGTTGTTCAACTCTTCCTTTGGCCCGGTCTTTCTCCTGGCCTAATTTTTTAACTTCTTTTTCTATTCTTAGTACAGTATTTATATCAACCACGATCTAATGCCTCCAACATATGTTTTCTTACTTTATTTTTTACTGAATACTTTCCCATAAGGAATTCAACAGCTTCAATGAAATCAAAATTATGAACTTGAGCTTCTTTCAATCCATGTAATACATCAGCTACTTCTTTAGTAGTTCCTACAAAAGTTCCTTTGAAATCATCTTCCAAACTTTTAAATTTTTCATTCTTTCTACTTATCCAATGAGTTATTATTTTACCTGAAGAACATAACAGACCTATTCTGGGTCTATATTCCTTCTCATGTAATTTTCTTCTCATCAGAGTTCCACAATTCCATACGGGTACTCCATTCAATTTTGTTTTGAACCCTTTGTGATTATCTCCAAACACAACAGTGTGATATCCTTTTACTCGTTCTTTGTATTTGGATATATGATTATTACGAGAAGCTTTCTTATAAGTAAAATTCTTTTTCCAGAAGTAATCGTGAGATAAAGCAACATGATATTTTCCTTTGATTTTGTTTTTTAAAGATTCTAATTTTCTTCCCCAGGGAAAGCCATGAAGTATAATTCCATTTTTAGCCATTATAGGTTCTTCTGTTATCACTGGGATTATTCTATCAGCAAGACATAAGGTCCAGAATGCTGAATTTTCAATTCGTTCAATATTATGAAGAGGCAAATCATGTTGTCCTGGTACTGCATACATTTCTGGTAAAAACTTTAAAGCAAAGTTAATCAGAGCAGGTTGAGCAGCCCAATGATTAAAAATATCTCCAGCACATAATATAGGAGCATTATAACGAGAAGATAATTCAGCTAGATTATCCAATGATTTTTTCATAGTACGAAACCAATTGGACTCCTCTCTCCGTACCCGGGGAGGATCAAGACTCAGATGAATGTCAGCACAAAGAATTGCAATTACTTTGTCGTCACCTGGCTCCCGCATAGTGGACATGTTTTTCCTATCATCTTTCTTAGCTTTCTTTTTTTTGATGATAGTTCTTTTTCTTTTTGACATACTATTTTCTTCTCCAATATTATTTTATCAATACATTTAGATAGTTCTTTATAAAATCGTTTTGCTTTTTTGTATTTATTAGTAATTGAAATAAGAGGTTTGATATCAGGAATAACAGCTTCAGAAATAATCATATCTTTTTCAAGGTTCTCCAGTAGATTAGATAGGGTTTTCACTTTGAGGGCTGTATTTTTATATTGATTCCCTATTTTCACTAGCTTCTGGCCTTCTGAATGAGCTTCTCCAAGCGTTTTAGCCTTTAGTGAGTACTTTCCTATGTCTTTTATAGATATGGCCAGAGAATTGAAATAAGAGCGTCCTTTTTCTATCCGGGTTTCCATCTTCTCCAGTTGTTTGTATTCTTTTACCATTGGCTTTACAAATGCCATTTGTTTTAATAATGTTTCTGTTTCATCTAAATGTTTTTGAGATAGCTTGACTTCAGTATTTCCTTGACGTACTTTAGAGGATAATTTATATAAAGTGGTATCAATTATTTCCAGGTCAACTATTTGATTTAATTGTTTGCTTACTTCTCCAGGAGAAATATGAAACCAATAAGGAGCATCAAATTGAAATTGGAAATTTAGCTCTTCCATATTCAGAAACTTTTTAACTTCGTCAGGAACACTCTGGCCAAAGGCTTCAAGTTTTAATTTATTGATTTTATAGTTGTTGATTCCTTTTCCCTTTTTTCGGGATACAATACCTTTATCAGTTTTGATTCCTACATAAGCAGGCTTGTTTTCATCTCGAATAAAAGAATCTGCTGGACCATTATATTTATTTGTTGCAATCCATCTAATAGCTCTGATGATTGAACTTTTTCCTAAATCTGTTGCTCCGGTGAAGGTAGTAATATGAGGATCAAGCTTTGCCCGGAATAGATCATGGGCTTCAAAGTTTTTTATTATGAGTTCTTTAATCATTTTTTAATTCATCAGGTATAATAGGACATTCTTCTACAACGCAAAAGCATTCATTATGGTATGGAGGATAACCAACTTTATCAGCGTTTAATCCATTTTTTGATAAACAAATTGGATGATCTATTTTTGAACATGGAATACTTATAACAACAGTTGGTTCTGTTTCCCATTCATCCAAATCAGGCAAGTTGTCAAACATCCCAATCTCCTGCTACAGTTCTTTTTCCATATTCGGCTATGCATAATGCATCGGCCATCCCGTCTGAATCTTTTCTACTTCTTTTTGTAGGCAATAAATTTACTTTGGGCCAAAGTCTTTTAGCTATAATGATGCTAACATCTTTTGAACCTTTTGGCATACCTTTGCATATAACTTTTTTCCAAGCTTGTGGGGTCACTAAAGTATAAGGCAATCCCAGTCCAACGCAGATTCCCCGGATCAATCCCCAACCAGTTCCAAAATTAAACATACTGGTCACCCCCTGTCCGGGCATTGCATGAACCTTTTCAATAAAAACATGACCCACTTTATATTTTAATAAGCATTTTCTTAATTTTCGTTCATCCAAAGCATTTTTGGTTTTGGTTATTTTAAGAGTGGGCATTGGTAATACTTTTACTTTATTATTTTTTATAAAACCAATAGCTCCTTTTAATCCGGGATCAATTCCTACAACAATCATCTTCTTTTCCTTCTTCTTATTTTACTTTTGAATTTACCTTTGAAAAAATTTATCCATTGTTTCTTTCTCTTGGGCTCCAGATAACTCATAATATTATAATACTTACAGAACTTAAAAAACATTTTGATATTATATTCTGGTTCATATATTTCAAATGATTTTGTTTTCTTGTGAGGAAGTACAGTTAGTTCAGCCCATTCCTTATACTCATTCGTACTTTTTTCTATTGTTCTATATTGTTTATACTTTTTTGATAACTTTCCTGTTAAATATTTAATAGCTCCTTTTTCACCTACTCCTTTTAAACCAGGAACACAATCTGAAGTACAACCACCAAGACCTTTTACCATACCCCATGTAGCCGGAATCAAATTATATTTTTCTTCAAAAGATTCCATATCCATTAATAATTTTTTTCCTGGATCATACCATTTAACATAAGGATTAATACATTGGTATAAATCTTGATCTGATGTAATGATAATTCCTTTTTGTTTTTTCCAAGTAAGTTTTTCAGCAGCATAAGCAATTAAATCATCTGATTCTAAACCTACTTGTTTAAATATAGGGAAACCTAGTTTAGGAAATATTTTATTTTTAAGTTTGTCTACCTGCAGATGCATTATATCAATTTGCTTTTGTTCTTCTGGAGTACGTGAATCATGTCTTCTCTTCTTATATCCGGGGAAAGCCCGTTCACGATAACTTTTTTTTGAATCAGCAAAGATCACTATTTTATTACTACTTACTGGAGGGTTTTTACATATATCATAAAGCTCTTGAAAGAATCCATAGAGAACTCCTGTTGGAATATCTTCATGAGTTAAATTTCCGGTGGTGCATCTTGCCCGGTGAGCAATATAACTCAAATCTATAAATACCCATTTCATTTTTTATCTTTCTTGAAGGGTTTGTCTATCATGGGTAATTGTGGCTGCAAAGGTTGATGGAATGTTAATTGACTAAACCAAAAACATCCAGTGAATAGTATTTTCAAACGTTCTCTCCAAGTTAATTTCCAACAAGAGATTACATCACCTTCAGGTTCTTCTGATCTATAAACAGGTAAAGGTAAATATTCGGGTTGATCTTTTGCATAAGTACAATTTGATTCTTTAAATTTAATAGGTTTCATTTCTTTTTCCTTTTCAAAGACTCTCTCCATTTTTCCATAAGCATATCAATATACTTAATAATTTCATCAAAACATTTTGGATCTATATCAGTTTTTGGGAGTGCTCTCCAAACATAAGTACGCCAAGCACCTTTCCAATGAATTATTCCTATTTTCTGATGTCCATAATATTCATTAAATACTAAATACCTTGATAATTTATTTTTAGGTTTTGGAGGAATCTTTTTGAAACTCAAATAACGTTCCATTTAATATCTTCCTTTCCTGTTTAAATTACAGGCAAGCCTAATTTCTTTCCAACATCTTCCAGTAATAATTTGAAGTTTTCTGTATAAATTTTCTTCTTCAATATAATGAATCAATTTTTCTCTAGTAAAAGTTGCTTTGAATTCTTCAGCATTAATCTTTTGTCCTGTTTTACTCCACCATTTCTCATCAACAAGATAATCAATACAGCTACCAATATCATCAATCCCATATGTGGGATAAATATCCAGTTTGACTTTATATTTTTCTCCTGTTATTCGGTTCTTTTTTAATTTAAGGTCTATGTGGACTCCAATTGATCTTGGTTTCCCTTTAACAGTTTTGGTAATTTGACCGTATACACTACTCCATATTTCTACAGTAGCATAAAACTTAAGTGATTTTCCACCAGAACGAGTTTTCTTTTCCCTGCCAAATCCAATATTATCTCTTGTCTGGGAAATGATGATCAATATAGAACCAGTTTTTTTCAAACGGTTCACCATCTTTCTTATATTTTCACTATTCTTTTTAGCTTTGCTTGTGCCATAACTTCCTTCTGTTGTTTTTCCTTTTCTGTGAGCCTCTTTCTGTTCTTCAAATTTCTCATTGTCAGCTTCACTATCTAATCCATCCATACTATCTAAAATATATATGAAAGGTTTATCAGCTTTAATTGCATCATCTAAATTATAATAAAATTCTTCAATCAGCATTGAGTAAATTGGATTTCCTTTTTCATCTGTCATGGGTGCTTCAACTTTTCTGGCTACTTCTTTATTAAAAAGAGCTTCCAAATCAATGTTCATTCCGTCCTCAACGTTATCATATATCAATCGGTAATTTTTAAATAAAGGATGTCTTAATGCTTCAGCAAGACATGTCATAGATAAAAAGGTTTTGCCACTTTCAGAATCACCTACTATAAAATAATATTTTCCTTTTGCAAATGCTCCAAAAGGATTATTGGTACACGCCAGGTTTAAAAGTGTTGAACCTGATGAGAGTATATTTTCAGTTTTAGGTTTTAATTTCTTTTTCTTTTTTGGTTTCTTTGCTGCAGTCTTTTTTATTTGCTTCACTATCTTTTTAAACTTGGACATAAGTTTTCCTTAAAAGTAGGGGAGAGGTTATTAGCCCCTCCCCCAAAAATGTTTAATTATTCTTCTTCCTCTTCTTCTTCGTCCTCTTCCTCTTCTTCAAAATCATCATCTTCTTCCTCTTCCTCTTCTTCGTCGTCCTCTTCTTCTTCTTCTTCCTCTTCATCATCCCAATCATCATCTTCGTCGTCCTCTTCTTCTTCTTCTTCCTCTTCATCATCCCAATCATCATCTTCGTCGTCTTCTTCTTCTTCTTCCAAATCTTCCTCTTCTTCTTCGTCTTCTTCATCATCCCAATCATCATCATCATCTTCTTCGTCCTCTTCAGGTTCAGGCTTCTTCTTCTTTTTAGCTGCCTTCTTTTTCTTTGCTGCTTTCTTCCTGGGTTTGGGTTTTGCTTCTTCTTCTTCATCATCATCTTCTTCTTCGTCTTCAGGATCTTCACCTTCAAGAAACATGGCTTCAATCTTTTTAGAAGGAAGAACATTTAAAATGGTATCCAGATCAAGAACTTTTTCAAGTATCTCATCTTCATCCATCTCATCACGTTCAACAAAATCAAAAGCTGTTGCTTCAAGAAATTTATTCCCATTATAAACAGCATCTGAAAATCTCACTCTTACTGTTCTGCCTTCATCCGTCACGTCCCAGAAAGAAAAGTTGTCTTCATTTTCGGGCTCTTCCAGTTCTGCATTCAACTGCATATCAAATTTGCCATATGAAAGAGCGAAAATAGCAATGGTATCAGGATCGTCAGGATGAAGAATGTTCATTATGACCCATTCCTGGCCTTTAATGTCATTGATCAACTCTTTGTTTTCATCCCAATTCTTTTTCAGTTTGTCAACTTCATTGCAGATGATACAGGGTTTGCCAATTGACCGGGGGCAAACAACAGAAGCTTTATCAATACCCAGATCATAATGAACTCTGAAGTATCTTCTGAACCAAAGATTACCTTTTCCAATGACGTTTCCATTCCGTTCTTTATGATCCTTGATTGAAATTTCAAAAGGAACAATATCCAATTTGTATTTTCCTCTTTTCTCAGGAGACCATACTTCAGTATCTTTAGGAAGATTCAACCAGTTTGCATTTTTACCACCGCTGACCATGTTTTTCTTTGTGTCTTCTTTTGAAAGCCGGTTACGATTTGACTTTCTTTTTTTACTTTTCACAGGTCTCTTCTTTGCGGATTTTTTCTTTGCTGCCTTCTTTTTGGCAGGTCTTTTCTTAACAGCTTTTTTCTTAGCCATTTCTTTTCCTTTCTTTCCATTCCTCAATTGATCGCATTATAGCTGTAGTTGATGTTCTAGCAGCCACATACAACCAATACCAAGCAATGATTCCAATAAAAATATATCTCAAAACAGTTACAAAATTATTCACGGCTACCCTTCTTTCTTTTCCGACTCTGCTTGATCATTTTCTCATTAGTCTTTTCTCCTTTCTTTTTCTTAACTTTATTCCAAAAATAATCTGGTGAATGAGGCGTGCTTGGTCCTGAAAAATATTCTCTTCCATGAAGTTGTACCAACAACTCTAACATTCGTTTCCTTTGCTCCATTGATTCTTGAGCTTTATTAAGTAAATCAGCTTCATATCTAGCATTAATCATTCGTTTATAAGCAATTTTATATTCAACATGAGTTGTGACTGCTTCTCTAATAGCATTGTCAGTTACCTTTGTAATATTAAATGCTGCTGGTTTTCCTCTTGCTCTTCGTGCTAACTCAGCTTCTTTTACGCTTAGTTTAAATTTATAAATTTCATATTTTTTACGGGCTTTCTGAGTCAATGAAGAATATTTAAAATAGAGTTCAGGCTGAAGACAAGCTTCAACTTCTAAATTTTCAATATCAATTTCTGAATCTTTTTCAAATTCGTTTTTATTCATTAGTAACCACCATTTGCCATATTATTTATAACATCTTTTGCAAATCTTTCAACAGCTTCTAATTGAGCTTCGGCATTTCCAGTATTCTGGTCAGCCCTTGTACGATATTTTTTATATTGTTCTTTTTCCATTTTGTGAAATTCTAAAGAGCCTTTAAGTGTTTTTATTTCTCCTTCTAATTCAATAATCTTTTTTAATTTTTCGCAATTCTCTTTTGCAAGCCTTTTAGTAAGTTTAAGTAATTCATCTTTAGTCATTTTTCATCTCCTTAAAATAAAATATAAAATGCGGTGAAGTAAAAGGAAAGGAGAACATGAATTCCCAACCGGTCGTGACTGCTTGTCCATGATTACAGCAAAAACCAACTCCACCGCATAGTTTTAAAAGAACTTTCTTATATATTATTATCTTTTTCAACACTTTAAAAGTCTCCATTAACAGCTTGATAGCAAGCTCTTACCAAACCAAACTTCTTTGAATCGTAGAAATGATTTTCAAAACAAGTCAATATATGAAAGATATAATCTTTGTTTTTTGCATTACCTAAAAGACAACCAGAACAATATCCCATTACAGCCCACCTTATTGATTCTGGTTCACCTTTAATATCCCGGAGAATTTTAGAAACAAATGACCACTCTTTATTCTGTATCAATGCCCGGCATAAATCTATACCTTCTTTCTCATCTTCCTGGGCCCCTATGGCTTCGCTACGTTGATTCTCCGGCAGGTTCTTTAATTTATCGAGTAAAACCAAGCATTTTCGTGCGGAGCCCTCAGAAGCGTCTATTACATCTTCTATTATATCTGCAGTAAATTTTATTTTTTCTCTTTTGCTTATTCTTTGTATGAGCTTAAGCATGTTTTGTCTATCAAGAGGTTCCACAGGCATTTCAGTACAACGATTACGAATAGTACTTATTAACTTCTGAGGATTGGTAGTGCAAAGGAAAAAATAAATATGGTCTGGAGTATCTTCAAATATTTTCAAAGCAGCTTCTTGTCCAGCTGTAGTCATTTGATGAACTTCATCCAATAACCATATTCTGCAAGTTCCTCCAACTGGTGCTAAATGCATTGTTTGTCTAATTTCTCTGGTGGTATCTATTCCCCGGAAATCAGAACAGTTCAATTCTTGGAAATCTATATCAGCACATTCCAGTTCTTCTTTAAGTATTCGGGCTAATGTTGTTTTTCCACAACCGGATTCCCCGTGAAATAATATTGTATGAGGAACTGTTTTACGTTCAATCATATTCTTTAAAGTAGCAACAGTGGATTTATTTCCAATTACCCCTTTTAAAGTTTTGGGTCTATGTTTTTTATAAAGTTCTTTCATTTTATTTCCTTGCATTTTCGTTAAAACAATCACAAACTTTTCGCATCCATTCTGTTGTTCTTATTTTTTCTGGAGATAAATAACACATAAGATTATTTTTTAACTTTACCCATAACCCGTGTTCTGTTTCTGGTAATACTAAAAATATATTATTTTTGAATTCTTCAAGAAATCTATGAAATTCATGGTCTTCTCTAGGTATTATTTTTATCATTTCTTTCACAGTTCCAATAATATCTCTCATTTTGGTATCTCCATTTCTTCTTTATCAGCCCAACTACCTCCAACTGGAGAAACTTCAGCTTCAATTTCAAGAGGAACATTTATCCATTTCCATTTTCTTGCTAATTGTTTTGTCATTACATCATTCGCAAGAACTAAAAAATCATTTAACTCTTCTTCCGGGACATCAGCAAGGATACTATCATGAATCTGACCCACAATTAAAGTTTTCATTTTATGTTTCTTAAGCTCAACTCTTACTAATCGAGTCAAGGACCAAAGTAAACAATGAAAAGCTGATCCCTGGACAGGATAATTTATTATTTCATTACGTTTCATAAAGCCTTGACATATGAATCCTGTTTTAGTTAACATATATCCATTGTCCAGATATTTATTATACCATTTCTTTTTCCATTGAGCATACACTTTGAATCGTTTCTCCCAAAAGTTTTTTTCAACCATTTCAATATGTCTTACAAATGTGTATTTGGGTTGAGTATCATATTTATTTAAACTTTCACAGTCACCTAATTCAGTAATTCCTTTTTTTCTTAAGTGGGTTTTAAGGGGAGTTCCTTTTTCTGTCTTTAGATCACCTGTTATTATTGATTCCCATAAGTTCCGGGCACAATCAACATAAACACTCCCATAAAATTGAGGAAATACAAAACAATTCTTTCCATAGAAACGAATATCCTTAGTGATTTGATTTGAATTAAGCTTATAACATTCCATAGCCATGTCCCGGTGCATATCTTTCTCAGGATTCTTTATATAATCAATCATCCGGGGATCTTTATGATAGCAAGCTGCTACTCCAACTTCAATTCCACTATAATCTAATTCAAGTAATTGATTCCCTGGCCTGGCAATGAAAGCTCTTCTGATCAATTTACCTAGTTCTTTATCCCTTACAGGAATGTTTTGAAAATTAGGTGAGTCAGATGATCCCCGAAATGTTCTAGGGATATGTAAATTGAAAAAAGGATGAAGCAAACCATCAACAACTTCCTTTTCAATTCCCCTTAGATAAGTTGTAAGAGCTTTTTGTAGCTTTTTAATTTTTAGATAACCAATTACGAATGGATGATCTACTGTCATTAAAGATTTTTCATTGGTTCTGTATCTTCCAGTTTTAGTTAAGTCTGGACATTCAATTCCCATATGCTCAAACAATATTTTTCCTAGTTGATCATTTGAATTAAAATTAGTTTTATGTTTATATATCTTTCTCCAGGTTTTTGCTACTTCTGTTTTATCTAATTTTGTTAAAAGCTTTTTGATTCTTCTTTCAGTTTTTGTTGTAGCTCTTTTTAAATAAGCAGTATCAATTTGGATTCCATTCCCTTCTACTTCTGCCAGGGCAATAGCTCCATCATGAAGTAATTTATAAGCTGATTTTTTATATGGTATCACTAAAGATTCCTTTCAAGCTTTAAAAAATCCTCTGGTCGGATTCCTTTATCATCTAAATAAAAATCAGCTAAAACTTTTCTGGCATCTATTCCATAAGTGGCTATTGATTCAGATATATTTTTATTTACAGCATCAAATTCTAAATTAAATGATTTGCAAAATTGAACTGCTTTATCCAAGTCAACTCCTTCTCTGCAAGTCCATAGAATTAAAGTATGTCCATCTTTTCTTAATCGTTTTAATATGTTTATTAAACGTGTATTTGCTTCCCCAATTTCAGGATATTTAAAATCAACCAAAGTCCCATCAAAATCAACTGCTATTATCATTGAATATTTTCCTTTGCTTTTTCATTATCGTATATTCTAAAAGGCTGTCCAGTCCATTATACATTAACATTTCTTTTGTATCAAGTTCTTCAATCCGGTTGAATCCATTTGAATTCTTGGACATCAAATAAGGATATATATGAGAATCATAATCAGATATTCCCAGATGGATATAGGATTGAAATTTGATTGAGGATATTCCAGAACGATTATCAAGGCAGTGGGCCGCAAGCATGGTGTCCCAGACCCATCCTTTTACTCCATGACCTAAGATTGCTCTGGTCCATCTCTCTTCAAATTTAATATTGCTGGCTACTTTTTTCAGGTTTGGGTTCTTTAGTATGTCTGATAAAACTGAATGATGTTTTTTATCTATCATACAGGCGAATGTGTCTTTGCCATTCAAACAAAAGGATACTGAAATTATTTTATGTCCTTTCTTATCGGGCTTGAGTCCATTGGTTTCGTAATCAAAAGCCAATATACCTTTTTTGGTTGACAAGTTTGCCATTCGTTCCCAAGCGTATTTAGGTTCAAGAATAATATCCACTTTACTTTTCAATTTATCCAGAGAATATTTTCTTATTTTTTTATTTTCTAAACTTATTGCTTTCTTTAAATGCTTTTTAAATATCTTTATCAATAATTTATTCTCACCTTCTTTCATTATAAAGTAAGGATGATAAGTTGGACAAACCCAAGCATTGTATTGAGGACTGGGAATATTCCAACCAACCCATTTGTTTATTGGTCCTAAATTCTTTTTCCATTCCCGAAACATTAAGCTTTCCAAAGCAGCTTTACCTAAAGCAATTATAACATTTGGTTTTAATTTGTCAATTGTTTTAAGAAGATTGGGACGGCAGCTGGAAATCATATAAGGTTCTACTTTATTTTTAGGAGGTTTACAGATAACAGAATCCGTCGTCCAGCAATCATCTAAATCAATATCAAGATCAAATAAAATATCTCTTAATAGATGCCCTACATCATCTACAAAATATCTTCCTTGTCTATCTTCATCATTTCCTGGAGCTTCAGCTACAAATAAGATTTTATGTTTTCCAAAACCCAAAACTCCCATCTTAGGACTAATTGCCGATTTATATAATCCACATTTTCCACACTCGGAAAGTTTTGAGATTGTTTGGTCCTCTGATTTTAAATCAGATCCAGTAAAAAAACCTTTCATGATGCTTTCTCAATTACAATAACGAAATGGAAGTTGTCTTTTTCAATCTTGATTTTTGATTCTCCAAAAATAATATTTAATGTTTTGCTTAATATATCCTTTAGAAAATCAACACTCACTATAAAGGAAATAGGCTTCCCGGAATACCGGGCAGGTGACTTTTCTTCATACCAACCATTTTCCTTACTGGTTTTAATTATTACTATTCCTTTTTTAAGAGTAATATGAGCAACACCAAGACCATCATTTCCACGCATCACCTGGGATCTTTCCAAAGTTTGAATTATTCCTTTTGGAAATCTTCCAATGCTTTTCTTGTTTACTTTAATGATGCTGTCTATCATACCATCTTCAAAATATTCCATCTCTGCGCATCTGATAGAGTATCTGACTTTTTCAGAACTGATCATATGAAGCCAATTATCTTTAATCCCTGCTTTCACTATTTCTTTATTTCCTATTGAGATAATACTATCAGCAGGAATCATAGCATCTTTATTAAAACCTGTTTCTGTATCAATTCGGAATATTCGATACCTGTCAGTGGCTTCAATTAAATCTGAAGAGAGATGGACATGGGTTGTTTTTGGATTGGTATGATCTCTTCCACATATTCTTGCGCATTGAAGAATGTTATGAAAGAATCCTTTTTTAATTTTTTTAAATTTTCCCATTTCTGGAACTTCTTTATATGGTAAAAGGATTTCTTCAAAAATTGTGATGCCTGCTCTCTTCCTTTTTCCTTTGATCAATAATTCTTTATTTTTCAAAGTAATTATTATGTTCTCATCCGGGTAATTCTCCAGGAGTTTTATTAAGTCTGATCCTGAAATTGCAAAATCTTTTTCAATCCCTATATCATATTTAGCTGAAGCAAAGATTTCCCCATTGAAAGAACATATTGTTCCATCCTGAAAAACGAAAGCATTTGATTGCTCAAGTATTTCATTCGTTGTCAAAGCACATTTCAAATTATTTAGAACTGTTATTAGTTCTGTTCTTTTTATCATTTTGTTTTTCCTTTCTCCTTTTAATTATTTCATTAAGTTTTTTATTTCCTATATTTCCATAAGTAAATAAAGCATGGCAATATCTTTTTTTATATTTTAATTGATCACTAACATCTCCTACTAAATAAATAATCATGATGATTTTTTCTCAGTTTTCTGTTTTTGTTTTTCCATTGAAATTTCTTTAAAAAACTTTTTTCTCTGGTCTATATAACCAAAACTAAATAAAATATGATGGAGTCTTGACTTGCGTAATGTAAATTCTTTTGATTTTCTTGTGCTAATAAGACCTGCCAAATAAATAATCATAATAATGTCTTTCGATTTTTAAATTTTATACTCCAGGGCCATTTTGGACAATGAGATTCAAATTCAGTAAAAGCATATAAACAAGCATCCACTCTTCTCATTCTAGTATTACAAACTCCTGGAGATTCCACAATTTCAATTTCTTCTTCTTTTATATACCAATTTTCATTTTCTTTTAAAGTGTAATCCAGGTCTACTTTTTTAAATGAGCTTTTTCCATATGGAATTCCAACACTTTTTAAATATTTAAAGATATACTTTCTTAAATAAGAAGGCTTGTTTCTAAAATGGGAATTTGATCCTTTCTTAAATCCAACATTTGAAATAGTAATGCTTTTGATATTACTCCAATCATATCCTTCTTTCCCTTTTTTTGGATAGAGAATTGATCCAAAGCCAGGAGAAGTTAACCAAGAAGTAGAATCCACTGAATACCAAGGATATCTTTTCATCAATCTGAAACTTGTCATTCCAAATCCATGTACCTTCAGAATAGGCATTCCTTTATTATCAGTTAAATTATTTAACCATACTCTATCAAGAACTTCTTTTCTTGCTTTACTAGATACTCCTACCATGGCCCCTATACAAATATATGAATATCCTTCATCAATATATTTCTGAAGCCATTTAACATCTGTATCAATATGCCATACCGGGCAGGGATTTAAACCATGCTTTTCAAACCATTTTTGATTTTTATAAGTAAGTTCAGCATTACCTATGACATCAAGATTTGCATATACATCAAAGTGTTTTTTATTCTTTTTTAAAAAAATAGCATATTGTTTTCTATACTCTTTGTATTCTTTTAATTGCACATAAGAGTAACTATCAAATTGTCGACTTTTTAAAGAGGACATGGCTGATCCATCTTTACTGCCTTTTGATACTTTTTTATAAATACCAAAAGCTCCACTATCAAGAAATAATTTAATACTCATGTAATTCCTATTTAATCATTTGAAATAATTCAGACCTTGATGAATCTTTTTCCCGGAATACTCCTGTCAGGCTTGAAGTAGTCATAATAGAATGTTGCTTCTGGACTCCTCTGGAAGTCATACAGAAGTGCTGAGCTTCAAGAATGCAGGCAGAGCCCAATGGCTTTAATTCTTCATCCAGAAGCTTTGTGATTTCCTGACAAAGCCTTTCCTGTATCTGCAGCCTTCTTGCAAACACTTCCAAGACCCGGGCAAGCTTACTAATACCAACAACTTTTCCATTAGGGATATATGCTATATGAGCTTTCCCAAAAAATGGAAGCATATGATGTTCACAGGTGGAATAGAATTCAATGTCTTTCAAGATAACCATCTCATCACTTGAATCATCTTCAAATACTTTTAAAACAGATTGAGGATTAACAGTATATCCACCATATAATGTATCCCAGGATTTAAGAACTCGATCAGGAGTTTCTTTTAATCCTTCTCTGTCTGGATCTTCTCCTATGTATTCAATAACCCGTCTGACATTTTCTTCTGGGCCAGATTCATTTGTCATTTGTTCCCAAGGAAATATTAACCAACCCGGGGGATTATCATCATTTTCAATTTTGTTATATAAAGCATAAAAAGGAATGTTTGGATATTCCTTTTTATATTTTTGCATTGTAGCTCCAGAGTCAATGATATCATCAACAAATACATCAGCATCTTTTGGATTAGTGACTAATATAACAGCCTCTGGTGAAAAACATTTAATTAAAAGAGCCACAGGAATACCACCCCGTGGAATCCCATATACATATAGTTCTCTTTCCAGAATAATTTTTCCTAAATCTTTACGAATTTTATTTACAATTCCTGCTGACTTTATACAAACGTCTGGCCAACTTAGGAAATATTTATTAGTCTGTGAATCTGTACTGACAGGTTCCATCCAGGATTCTCCTTTACAAATTTAATAGCGGGTTCAAAATCATTACTGCAAGGCTGAATATAAAAATGATCAAAACTTTTACTTAATAGTACAGGCAGTACTGTTATCAGTTCTATATCAATTCCAGGTTCAAAAACAACTTTTATTTCATCTCCAATAATTATTTTATCTAAACCTAATGCAAGGAAATACTCTTCAGTGGATTTTCCATGAACACAATCCATAAATTTTGGAGATACTGTAATCCAATCTATCCAAGGCAATATGCCCCCGGTTAAATTTGTTCCATTTGTTTCCAAAGCAATTCCATTTACAAAGAATGATTTTAAATGAGAAGTTAAAGGCTCAAGATCATATATAGTGGGTTCTCCTCCCGTAATAACAAATAAAACTCTTTGAGGATTATTTACACAAGATTTTAATAAATCCTGAATGGTATCAGTGATCTCTATTTCTGACATTTGATTTTCTTTTGAATGATCAGTATCACACCAGGGGCATTTTAAATTACAACCAGATAGACGAATAAATATAGCAGGTCTACCTGCGTAAAATCCTTCTCCCTGGATAGAATAAAATATTTCGTTTACGGGATAAAGCATGCTATGTTTCCCTCACTTTCTTGAACTGTAACTTTTGAAACCGTTATTAATCCAGTACATTCCCCTTCAACTTCATACGCAATCCATTTAGCAATATTTTCTGCTGTGGGATTGATAGGATCAATTACATCATTTATATGTGCATGATCTAATTTATTGACAACATTTTTTATATCTTTAAAATCAACTAACATTCCATTTTGATTTAATTTTCTTCCCATTATTTCAACAGTAATAATCCAATTATGTCCATGAACATTTTGGCAAGGGGAATCATAATCTAATTTAAGTTTATGACTTCCTGCAATTTCAATTCTTTTTGATATTTTATACATATTTATACCTCATATCTTATAGGGTCTTCAAAACCAATATTTTTAAAGGCTTCCAAACGTTCCTGACAAGCTCCACATTTACCACAAGCTCGTATCTGGTCTTTGTAACAAGTTCTTGTAAACATATAGGGAAAGCCTATCGTTAATCCATATCCGTATTCTAATATTTGAGTTTTATTTTTATTTAAAAATGGAGCATGAAGAGTAACCTTTTCATCTGTCCCATGTCTTATAGCACAACTCATAGCATTAAAAAATTCTGGTCTGCAGTCTGGATATATAGTATGATCTCCAGAATGGATTCCTAAAACAACTGAATCAAATCCCCGGCTCTCAGCAATCCCGGCAAGGATAGATATAAAAATAATATTCCTTCCTGGAACAATTGTTTGTTTCATAGATTCAGATTCATAGTGACCTTCAGGAATAGTCCCTCCACTCTGAAGTAGATTTGATTGAAGATGTTTTCCTACTTCCTGAAGGTTAATTTTTATATATTCAACATTAAAAAAATCAGAGAGCTGTTGTGCACATTTTTGTTCATAAGAATTGTGCTTGCTACCGTAGATAAATCCTACGGCTAATACTTTTTCACTTTGTTCTTTTGCCCAAGCGAGTGCGGTAGCAGAATCCATCCCGCCCGATAATGACACAACAGCTCTCATCTTTCTTCCTTTCTTTTTAAAACAATTATTTAATGTAAAAACCACCCTTGTCGGTTTTCTTGATCTTCAAATTCTTTTCCCGGTTCAACCGATTGGGAAGCTGTACCTTAATGGTACTCAGCATGGCATCAGCTTTCCGGTCAGGAAATCTTTTTTCCAGTTTGGCCAGGATCTGTTCTTTATTAAGAGGCCGTTTTGAAGCTTTAAGAAATTCGACAATAGAAGCAATCACACCAGGCTTTTTAGGTTCAGATGCTTTTTTCTTTTTGGCAGGAGCTTTTTTAGCTGCCTTCTTTTTCTTTGCCGGAGCTTTCTTAGAAGATTTCTTTGATGATTTTTTTCTGGTTTTCTTTTCTTCAATATCTTCCAAGTCTTCATCACTTGGTTCCAGATCATCATCTTCAAATTCATCATCTTCGTCTTCTTCAAATTCTTCTTCCTCTTCCTCTTCTTCATCATCCATTTCCATCCCCATCTGTTTTAAAGCAGCCAATTCAGCCTTGGTCAGCTTTACATCTTCATCCATACCCTCATCGGTGAGTTCCCTTTCCAATTTGGACTGGGCTCTTTTAAGAGTAATACCAGATGAATATTCAATACCCATCTTGTCCAAAATCCCCAACACTGCTTTCCTGCTTGGTTTAGCCATTTTGTTTTCTCCTATTAAAAAAGTAACGGCTACGGTTCTAATTAAAAATAACTATATATTATTATCTTTTCAAAATCGCGTTTTTAGCAAATAAAATTAAAAAAACTTTCACTTTGTTTTCTTTCTGAATTTCAATTTGCTTGTTTTCTTACTCTTAGAGGGAGTATCTTTGCTTTTCTGTTTTTTCCTTTTCTTCATAATTTTTTTGCCTTTTTCAATCCAACGATCAACTTCATCCATATTGTTCTTCCACCGGGAACAGGCTGCTACAGCTCTAATATGTTTTGGGCTCCTGCCTGCTTCAAATAATTGCTTAACAAAATCTTTAACTGTTCGCATCTCTTTTACTCCTTATCTTCTGTGCTCTCATTTCTAATACTTTGATTGGAGTTTCAGAATCACCACCATGTTGCCGGGTATTTCCACTCACTTCTTTATGAGCTTGCTTGTTTCTTTTCTTCATGGTTTTCCGTGTGTTCTTCTTTCGCTTCTGATTTCCGTTCACATTCGCTTTCCTCATTTTCATTCTCCTTTTTTCTTTTTTCATCATCACAAACCAAAACCATTACATAAGCTTTTCTTTTACAGTGAGGACATTTTCCGGTTATCTCTCCAAAGTTCCCATCAAAAGTATCCATTGGCACAAACATAAAAGTTGAACACGTTGGGCATTTTATATTAAAACCAAATTCTATTGTCATAATACTTTCCTCAACAAAATATCATCATCGCCTTCACGTTCAACTTTATAGTGTTGGCAAATTTTAATAACTTCCACCTCACCATAATAATGTTCAATTTTTATAACAGTATCACATTCTTCACAATTAAATCTAGTTTGTCTACCAGTAATTTCAATATCAGGCATTCTCTATTCCTTTAATAATACCCACAACAAAAAGCTCTTCCTAATTTTAAACATTGACCTACATATAAACCTTTTCGAGTTGAAAAATCAGCTTCACGTAAAACAATCCAATTTAATCTCATAATACCAATTTCTTTTTCTTGTTCTGTTTGATTTAATCCAAGCAAACCGGTTACATGGGCAAGCTTTCTTTTATCCTCACTAAAGTTCTTAGCTGTCAACCAGTAAGTATCATAACTCATAGCATCAGCCTGAGTGGGAGCTATGACTAAACAATGCCTTTCCTGACTTAATCTTCTTAATGCTTTCCATGTTTCATTTATTTTATCCCTGGCAGAGTATTGTTCACAATTAGGTTCAGCAGCCAGAATGTCAGGATAATCAATTATGATAACATCAGGAATAAAATCCTTTTCCATTTCCCATTGATTTAAAATTGCTTCTATCCCTGCTATATTTATAGAAGAGTTGGCATGAGTACTCAACATATGATATGTTATATTAGGCGATAATCCAAACCTTCTCATAAAAGCTTTCCTAGCTCTTTTTGTATCTTCTTTAGTAACTGGTGTTTCACATATTATTGTTTTGTGTTTTATTTTTATTCTATCATCTCTCTTTAATATTTTTATAGGAATCTTTATTTCACCACAATCTTTTTTGAACATAGGTTTTCTGCTCATGTATGTTCCAATTCTTTTTAATGATTGCCTTTCACTTAAATCTCCAACTTGAAATGTAGCTACTCTTCTGTGATTCATCAAAGCCAGATTTCCAAATTCATAACACCAATATGTTTTCCCTCTTTTTTCTGGTCCAAGAATTCCAATTAAGCCATCACGAACAAAAGCATTTCCAAAAAAAGAATTGACTTCTTCAGTTCCAACAGAAAACAGAGGATTTGAAAGCTCAGAATACGCGTTCTCCCAGGCTTTCTCATCTAAAAAGGTATCTACCCCTACACCCATGCCTAAACTCACCGTAGAATGCGAATTAACAGCCTTCTCGGCTAAGTCTAGGTCATTATCTACCAGTGCTGAATCCAAATTATCCCGTAAAAGCTCCATTTTTCGCATTTTTAGGTATTCTGCAGCCTCATCAATCAGGTATGGGATATTGTTTTGAAAATTGCTATCATAATTGTCAGAAAGTTTTTCTAAGATGTCATGAATTGCTTCAACTGTTTCTTCTTTTGCTCTTCCTTTGCTAACCCAGGAATGGTATCTGTTTTCAATATGCTTGCCTGGAGCCTTTTTGTATTTGTTAAAATAACTGATACACCATTTGGCAATAAGTTTGAAATGATCCGCTTTTAATAAATCTAAATCAAGCACAGGAACTACCTGGGAAAGATACTCTTTTGAAGTTATCATTGTGGTGATAATATTTTCTTCTAGTTTGGAATCAACTTTTTTTCTATTCATATGAGATCTCATATTCATCCTTCTCTTTGTTGTGGCTTACTGAAGGCACTGATTCTTTTTTGGCCCACTTCTGAAGTACCAAATTATAATCTTTGTAAACATATCCTTTCATCTGGACACCTTCATCAACTTTTTTAATCATATGTTTCAATTTAGCTTTTCCCCACCTTTTGAGTAAATTAAGATATTGGCGTTTAGTTAACATAACATGTTTATATTCTCCAAACTTCTTTCTGGTGGGTTTTTTCTTTTTTATTTTTATTTTTTTCTTATCTTTTTCCTTATCTTTTTCCTTATCTTTTTCCTTATCTTTTTCTTTTTCTTTTTCTTTAAGACTATGAATAGTCTTTTTATACTCTATATATAGTCTATGCTTTTTTAATAGATTTATATAGGAAGTATGAGGTTTGTTTTTCTCATTTTCTTGTAGAATACCATATTGAAAATTAACAAAATCTTTTATCCACCATTTCTCATTATTTTTAAATAATTTTATTTTATGTCCAAATACTTTTAAAACTTCTTCACTAGCATAATCATATTGGATAGCATATGATGCCAATTCAATATCTTCTTCCCATACTCCTACTGAATCACAATTAGAAACCAGATAAAACCAGAATAGTTTATATTTAGGTTTTAGTTTTCTAAACCATTTATTTTTTAACCATATTCCTGTATCTATAAATCTTTTTTTACCCATATTAAAATCCTAGTTCTTTCATAAATTTATTAGCTTCCTCTTGACTTAGATCACCAGGGTCAGTTTTCAATCCAGATATAATTTCAGTTTCTCCAGGGAAAGGAGCTAACCAGGCAGCCAATTTCTGTGCTTGCTTCTGAGCTTTTGGTTCTGGATCAAACATAATGAATCTGTATTTAAAGTCTTTTAATATAAAGGCCTGTTCAATCTTCCAATCAATTCCCATTATACTAACAGATCCAATTCCCATTCTCCAAACATCAGGTATGCCTTCCATAATTAAAACCATATCTCGTATTTTTTCAATTCCGTATATCATTTTTTTTGGATCTTCTGACATATCTTTATTATTAGAAAATTTCCATTTTGGTCTTGTGTCCGGGTGAAGAGCCCTACCTGCATATCCTATAATCATATGAGATTTATTAAAAATAGGGGTTATAACTCTCCATGACCATTCTCCTGATAATCCTTTTGTTCCATCCAAGTTCCATTCTTGAGTAAGTTTTGTTGGGTTAAAGTTTCTTTGTTTTAAATAACGTCTATGAACTTTGGATAGAGATTCCATGTGAGGAGGTTTTTTAGCTTTTCTTGGTCTTGGTTTTGCTTTTTTCTTTGGGATAATATTTCTATCTTTCCCGTATAATTTTAATATTTGCTTTACAGAGACTCCCTTATTTTGAAGAACGATTGAAAGGAATTTATAAACATGATGGGAACCACATGACCAGCAATTCATATTTCCTTTTTCAATACTAAAGCCTAAATGCCAACCATAAGATCCATCAGTACAGAATGGACAATGGGTTTGAATCCATCCTTCGTGACAATGGTGGTGACCACTCTCAAGGTGGGGGATATTAAATTCTTCGCAGAGTTTTATAAAATCCAGCATTTTATTTACTAAATTTTTTCATGAGATCAACAAAGGCATTTTCCATTGAGATACCTTTTTCAGCACACTTTGCTTTGAATTTCCTTTTTAATTCTTCAGGGACATTATGAATTAGTACTACACAGGTTTCTTTTTTATTCTTTTCGGCCACTCTTTTTTCCTTTCAGTAATTGAACTATTTCTAAAACGTTAGTATTGATATGTCTTTGAGATTTTCCATTCATTATTTCGTCTATTACCTTTCTTTTCTTTTCTATGATATTCCAGACATATTGATCAATTGTATTTCTTCCTAAGATATAATAAATACCTATCTTATTATCTTTTTGACCAATTCTATTCACTCTATCTTCAGCTTGATCATGTTCACTTGGAGTCCATCCTAACTCAAGAAAAAGGACAGTACTAGAGGCTGTGAGGGTGATTGCTTCTTTATCACCTTTTAATGAAGCTATAAATAATCTGCACCATTCTTCTTCTTGAAATAATCTGACTTGATTTTGTCTTTCTTTTCCGGCCTTTCCTCCAACAGCAGCTATTTTTTTATATTTTTTTATTAGTGTATTAAAGATGTTTCTGTGATAAACAAAGACGACTAATTTTTCATTTGTATTATATAAAAAATTATCAATCCATTCGCAGGCTTTTTTAATTTTTCCTTCAGCTACCAGTTGTTTTAGCTGACCTATTTTTACAAGTGCTTGAGCTTTCTTTGCTCTTCTAGCTTTTTTAGTTCCAGCTTTTTTCCGATACCATTGAAGGAAATGAAGAGTTGCTTTTTCATATTCTTTTGAATTGCTTATATCTATAGGCAAAATTGTTCTACGTTTTTTAGGAAGCTGAGGTAGAACTTCTTTTTTGGTCCTACGTAGGAAATAAGGTTTGATGCGTTCTCTTAATTCATCTAAGTGGCTTGCACCGGTGAAGTCCCATCCTTTTCCTTGCCACCCTTTTTTTGGATTACAATATCTAAAAGCATATTTCCAGAAACTTGAGAATTCTTTAGGAGCAACCATATTCAATACAGGAAAGAATTCAATAGGACGGTTGATGATAGGAGTACCACTCATAGGTATTATGCATTTTACTTTCCTGGCTATTTCTCTGCAGGCTTTTGTTCGTAATGCTGTTCGGGTTTTTAAGTAATGACTTTCATCAAAAACTATTACATGAGGTTTTATTTTTAATAATTCTTTTATCCAATAGGTTATAATATCATAATTGATAATTATTAGATTTTCAGTAATGGGATAAGGAGTACGCCCAGATAATACTTGACATTTCATATAGGTGTGTTCTTGAATTTGATCTTCCCAATTGTATTTAGCACTTGCTGGAACAACTACTATAATTGGTCTTTTGCTGGGATTGACGGCAGCCCATCCAAGGAATTGGATTGTCTTACCTACTCCCATATCATCTCCAAGAATACCTCTTCCTTTAGTTTTTTTAAAGAACCACATTCCCCCTATTTGGAAGGGAAGAAATTTTGATTTAATAACTTTTTTGATTCTTTTTTTTAGAGACATTTAGAAACTTCTTTAAAAGCTTTACTAACATCTTTGGAAGTCCAATCTAAAACATCAATCATATAATTTTTTAATTTTGTTTGACTGGTTTTGGGCCGGTTTGGTCTGATACCTTCATATAATTCTTCTGGTGATTCAAAAACAATTTTGATTAGATGTTTTGTTTCTTCAGTCAGTTCATTGAAAAAAGTTTGAAACCAACTGGGTTTAGTTTCTTTTTGGATGAAGGGATTTCTTTTTCCAGTTTCGTAAGTATCCATAGGGATTTCTCGTTGAGGTTTAATACAATAAGTTAGCATTGCTCCTTTTGCACATAAGTTAACATATGTACAAAGTTTGGATCGTTTTGGATTCCAGTTGGAAAGTTTTTTGAAAACACTAAATATCCCTTCTGATAATACTTCATCAAAAGGTTTGGAGTAATGATAGCTCAGTTTAAGAGCAATGCCTGTTATCATTTTTTCGTATTGATTCCAGACTTCTTCAGGACTTAATTTTCGTAATTTATATTTACGTTTTTTGCTCTTCATTTTTTTCTCCGGGGCAAGAGTAATAATTTAAACAACTATAAGTATTATAACATATAATCTACTAAATATCAAGTAAAAAATTAAAAAAATTTTATTTCTTTTAATTTCATATACTTATAGAGATTACAAACACAAATTATTTCTCAGAAAAGATAATAATATATAAGAAATGTTTTAAATAAGAAGGAAAAAAGAATGGTTAGAGAAATGGACAATGATGATAATTCTTCTGAAGCTCTCTGTGAATTATGTGAACGGGAGCAATGGGTTAAGAAAATAAATGGCATCCGTGTATGTCAAACTTGTTTAGATGAAATTGAGAAAAGGAAAAAAAATGAATGAAATTGAAAAGAAGGAAATAGTAACAGAGTATTTAATACATCTTAAAGATTTACCACGAAAAATTATGGTGAAAGAGTTTCATGTAATTAAAAATGGTGTTCCAGAGAAACCTACATCATGGGAATTCTTAACTCTTTTTAATGAACCGATGAAAGGCCCAAAGGGTGAATCTCTTAATATTCAGATTCAATGCGGTAAAAAGATTGAAGATGCTAAATCATTTGAACGTGCTTTTGAGAGATTTGATAAACATGCTGATGGGGAACTTGAGAAAGCAAAAAAAGAATTGTCGCTGAAGATGTCTGGTTTGATATTACCAGGACAACAGCAGACACCCCCTAATCAAAATCCTTTTGCGAGATAATAAAAGATGAAAAAAGGTTATTTGGTTATGAAGGGAATAAAGACCATAGGCATAAAAGATGCTTTTAAAGAAACAGTTCAAATTTCTGTAGTTAATAAAGAAGAAAAGGTGATTGGATTAGCTCCAATATATTCAAATAAAAAGTTTGCTAAGAAAGCTTCTGAAAAAGGAAAGTATAATGTGGTTGAAGTGGTGGTGGGAGATTTTGAATGACAGACAATGATTTAATGCCCTGGGGAAAACATAAAAACAAAAAGATGAAAGATGTACCATCTCAATATTTGCTTTGGCTTTATGAAGCAGTTGAAGATGATGGTGCTCCTGAAGATGGTAATTGTGTTAAGGAATCAGTATTAAATTATATTGAAGATAATTTGGATGAAATTGAAAAGGAGAATGAAAATGATTCATGAAGATGAAAAGTATAATGAGCCATCTGCTGTATTAGATTTGTTAATTCCAGAAGATGAACCTGTGTTTTTAATTAGAGGAACAGATCCATCTGCTCAGTATATTTTAAATGAATGGATAGATACGAATTGGAGCATGTTATCTGAAGAAAAAAGAGTCAGTGTTTCAGCTCATGCCAGAAAGATGGCTAATTATTATTATAATAAGAATAGAGAAAAAAAGCAACCCAAATTAAAGAAAAAGAAGTTTGCATATAAATACGCAAAATTTGAAATTGATCCTGAAGGTTGTGGTAAAGAAATTTATAATTGTATTGATATAAATAATAATCGTATTATTGGGCAGGTTTCATATAAAAGTGAAACGGGATGGACTTTTGATTTTGAGCCTATTTTTTCGGATACGGATACACAGTTTTATCCTCAATGTGTAAATAATATAGAAGATTTTCTTAAGCAATTAAGTAAAAGAGGTAGTATTTAAAAATGAAAATTAAATTGAAACTAAAAGGTGAGAAGAAGTGGAAGAGCATTGAAAAGGATTATACATTAGCCCGGACAGTTGAAAACTTTGCTGAACAGGAAATGCTTGAAGCTCCAGATATTGTAGAAATAAAAGGTGAAGGGGAATTTAAAATATCTCTTATTTCTGAACCTCAATATTATGCTGAGAGGATATAGAAATGAAATGTAGGATATGTAGATATGCTATAGTGTTTGATTTGCTGAAACCCAAAAGAAAATATAATTGCACAATTCATGAAAACCCAATAGCTAATTGTAAACAGTTTGAAAGAGTGGAGAAGAAAAAATGAGAATGAACTACCAATGGCTTAGGTTTGAGATAGATGATAGTGAAGGTGGAAAAGAAATATATAATTGTACGAATACATTTGATGGTAAGGTTATTGGGCATGTTGAATATTCTCTTAATTCAAAGCAGTATAGTTTTTTCCCTGCTTACGGAAATCATATTTTAACTCCTCATATTATGAGAGACATATTACATTTTTTGAATCAATTGCAACGACATAAAGAAATAGATAAAATTAAATGGAGAACAGAAGCTCCAGAAATAAAAACAAAATTAGTAATTTTTTATGGTGGATCTTTGCATGGGACATCTAAAAGAGTAAATATTTTTAATGTCCATTGGTTTTATAATGCTGTATATCCAGAATTTAATCCAGGTTTGTATGAAGAAGGTTTTCCCCAGGAACCTGAATTTATTGGAAAAGAAATATATAAATTAAAAGAAGTAAGATTCCCAAAATCTAAAATATCAATATATCGTTTTGTTTTTCAAAGTAAGGAATAAGAAATAAAATGGAAAGAATTAAATGTGCTGCAGTAAGAAAATATTTCCTTCTCTATGAAGGTGAAAGCCATGCTCAAATAGGAAAGGATCATCCAGGAATATTAAAAAATGGTATTCAAGGATTTGTTACTGAGTCAGGTCAGTTTGTAGGAAGGTCTGTAGCATTAGGTATTGCCCAGGAAGCTGGACAAATAGTAAAGAAGCATGGCAATAAGAAATTATTGTTTTCAGAAGATTTAAAGGAATAAGAAATGGAATGGAAAGATAAATTAAAGAATTGTCCTTTATGTAATGAACCGGCTCATGTTCCCCGGATTGGATCACTTGAGAAAACACATTGCACTGATATGGATTGTTCATTACATACTGTTTTTATAGATTGTGAGGAATGGAATACCCGTCCAATAGAATCAAAAATAAAAGAGATTGTGGAAATATGGAAACGAGAAGGGATTGTTCAAACATCAGATGGAACTATAGAAGATGTTGTTTTAAAAATTATTAACGGAGAGAAATTGAAAAGGGAATATAAATAAAAAGTGGGTGGGGTATGTAGGTCGGCAATCAGCCGGGTTGCTAGGCTTACTAAGAGTGTATATGCCCCATCCACCCTATTTTAAAAAAGGAATAAATAAAATGGATAAATTAGAAGCAGATGTAAAATTGTTGATGGATCATATGTATAAGACTGAATGTAGATATTTTATTGGTGATGAAGAAGAATGTAATCGACCTGGTAATGACGCTTTTAATAGAAGATGTAAAGCGGATTTTATTCCTCATCATATAGCTTGTAATTGTTATGGTGATATAAGGGAATGTGATTTTCCATTAGAGCATTTGTAAGGAATAAATAAAATGGAAAATGAAGCAACTTGTATTGATTGTGCGTCAGCACTTCCATTAAAGGTTTTACATAGCAACGCTGGATATTATATTGGAACATTTTGTTCATGCTGTGGCCCATATAGTAGGGAGAGTGAATATTTCAAAACCCGTGATGAAGCAGAAAAAGAATTGAAGTTTATTTTAAAATCGGAAAAGGAATAAAATGAGTGAATATAATAAATATAATGAGTGTGATGAATGTCCAATAATAGAAGATAAATTAAAATTGTTGGGACAAAAGAGGGAACTCAAGAAAGTATTAAACAAAATTAAAAAGCTAGTTAATTCAAAGGACTGTAATTGTAATAAAATCCTAGAAGTTATTAATGATATTAAAAATAAGAGAGAGGAGTAATACATCAGCCCCTTGAACTATATGCGACTTATAAACACAGTTTGCACATATATAGTTTTAAACTAATGACCTATTAGCTTAAATAAGAACTGTTCGTTTAAGATAGGTTTACAAGGGCGCTCTGGGATCAGACGAGAGTGGTGGAGGCTCCTCTTTTTCTTATAAAAATCCATGCAAGTGGAGGTCTGTATAATAAATATTATATATTTATTACCTGGGGGTGTTATTAAAATAATCAAAGTTTTTTTATTTTTTACTTGATTTTTATAAAGTTATAAGTAATAATATAGAAGATGGTATTAACCAATCACGACCTAACCATTATGTATATAGGGGGTTTTTGGAAATTGAGCAAACTAGCGAAGAGAGCAAGAAAAAGAAAAACAAAACAGAAAACTACCAAAGTCATAAAACGTAAAGGCAAAATCAATCCTGAACGATTAATAAAAGCAATCGAAGATTCATACGGAAACATAGAGACAATAGCTTATAAAATGAACAGATCGTATGCAGTCATTTACAAACACATTAAAAACGCTCCCCCTGAGATAAAAGATATATATGATCGTGAGAATGAGCGTATCCTGGATGTAGCGGAAGAAACGGTCGTAGATATGGCTATGCAGCGTTTGCACTTTCCAACGGCTTTAAACGCCTCTAAATTCATTCTGACGCATCATAAGAAATCTGAGAGTAAGGGATATAAAGAAAAGAGGCAACTAACATTGGAAGGTGGGGAAAATCCATTGAAGGTCCAGAATGAAAATGTTGTATCTTTGGATGAAATGAAATCATGGCCTTTATCTCTTAGAAAAAAGATGTTGGCTGAAATGGAAGAAAAGGAAAAAGATGAAGATTAAAAAAAGTAATATAATAAATAATGCTCTTAGAAATGTTTTAAAAAGGGTGATTGAGTTATTCCCGAAACAATTTAAAAGAATAAAACCATGGAAACAGGAAAATATCCACGGGGAAATGCCTGGGGGTGGTTGTTGTAAAAGGGCTACAGGCCAATTTTGTTTTGAGCATAACCCGGATAATTATAAGAAGGAAAAAGAATAATGGGATATGTACCACCGCCATTAATGTTATCCAGAAAAGAGTTTGAGAAAAGATATAAAGCAGGAGCCAGAACAATGAAAGAATTAGATCCAGCTTTGGTTAAATGGTCTGCTAAGAATGATTTGGTTTTTAAAATTTATATGTTTAGTGTAATTCTTTTTTTTATTGTTTTTATATTTCTTATGATATTGGCAATAACCAAATGACCGTAACTGAAGCTCCTATGATTAGTAAAAACCTACTCCAGAAATCCATACTCCAAGATTCCTTCTTTGAATTCATGCAATACCATTGGGATACAGTTGTTCCTGAAGAACCAGTATGGAACTGGCATATTGAATATATATGTGATGAAATGCAAAAAGTAGCTGAACGGGTATTTAATAATGAAAAGAAAAAATACGACTTAGTTATAAATGTCCCCCCTGGTTCAACTAAATCAACTATCTGTTCTATTATGTTCCCACCTTGGACTTGGATCAATATGCCTTCAGCAAGATCCATATGCAGTTCTTATTCTAATCCTCTTTCCCTTCAGTTATCCAGGAAAAGCAGGGATGTGGTTAATTCAGATAAATATCAAAATTTGTTTGATGTTAGACTTAGACAAGATCAGCAAACTAAAAGTAATTTTGAGAATATCCAAGGTGGATATAGGTATGCTACTTCAGTTGGTGGAACAGCAATGGGATTTCATGCTCATTTTCTTATTGCAGATGATCTCCTTAATCCTTTGGAAGCAGCATCAGAAGTAGGACTTAAAAATGCAAACAGTCATCTTAGAGATACCCTTTCCACTAGAAAGGTTGATAAAGATGTCACAGTAACAGTATTGATAATGCAGAGATTACATGAAGATGATCCAACAGCAATGACACTTAATCAGAAAAAAGCAAAAGTCCGGCATATAAATTTACCAGCTGAAATAACACTTGGAAAGAAAATGACAGTACGTCCAAGATCATTAAAAAGAAAGTATAAAAAAGATCCAGATAAAAAAGGAACACAGCTCTTAGATCCAATAAGGTTAAACAGATCAGTATTGGATGAAGCTTTAGATAAACTTCTTGAATATAGTTATGCTGGTCAATTCCTGCAGAGCCCAGTACCCTTAGAAGGGGGAATGTTTAAAACAGCAAGAATTCATGCTGACATTCCTCCAGTAAGTAGAAATGATTGGATACAAAAGGTGAGGTTTTGGGATAAAGCAGGAACAGAAGGTGGAGGAGCTTTTACTGTTGGTCTGTTAATGGGAGAGGATAAACAAAATCGTTTTTGGATATTAGATGTAATAAGAGTTCAACTGGATACATGGGAAAGAGAAAAGTTAGTAAAACAAACAGCTAAAATAGATATATCAAATGAACCTAGAACTAAAATAGGTATTGAGCAAGAACCAGGATCAGGGGGGAAAGAATCTGCTTTAGGTACTATTAAGAATTTAGCAGGATTTAATATTGAAGCAGTTAATCCCACAGGAGATAAGGTACAAAGAGCTGTTTCATTCTCTAAGCAGGTAAATGGAGAGAATGTTTATATGGCTCCAGGAGAATGGAATCAAACTTACATAAATGAATTAACGCTATTCCCAAATAGCAAATATAAAGATCAAGTGGATGCTTCAAGTGGAGCATTTACATTAATGACATTTTCAGAACAAGTTGAAGTAGGAGCTTATTTAAGATGAAAAAAATAAAAAGATTTAAGAAGAAAGCAAAAGAAGTGACTGAACAAACATTTAATGGAATTGTTACTGAGATTATGTCAAATGAAAAAGATAGGGGTATGATTAGAAATGCTATTAGTGGAGCAATCACTAATGAAATTACCTCTAGGACTAATCTTTTAAACAAAACAATTGATGAGCGCAGGGAGATTGATGATGAATGTGGTTATCCCAGTGTAATTACTACAGCCCAATACAGAAAAATGTATGACAGGGAAGGGATAGCAACCAGAATTGTTAATCTATACCCGGAAGAGAGTTGGTCACAAGATCCAGTAGTAGCAGAAGATGAAAAAGCTGACCCAACTGAATTTGAAAAAGCCTGGGCTGAATTAGAACGTGAACTTAAGATTTATTCCTATATGTTTAGAGGTGATGGATTGAGCGGAATAGGAAGATTTGGAATAATCCTGTTAGGGTTTGATGATGGAAAACCTCTTCATCAATCTGTTGAGGGTATAAATGAAGAAGGGGAACAGGTTGGAAGTCCTCAACATAGTCTTATATACCTAAGAGCTTTTGATGAATCTTATGTAAAGGTAAAATCAACAGAAAAGGATATTACAAATAAACGCTATGGCCTACCTACTTCATATAACATAACATTTGAGAATGAAACAGGCTCTAGCTCTGGTTCCTCAAAAGCAGGAAATAAATCTGTAGTGCATTGGTCAAGAGTTATTCATATTGCTGATAACAGGGAAAGCTCAGAAGTATTTGGAACTCCACGAATGCAATCCTTGTTCAATCGTCTTTATGATATCAGAAAAATAGCAGGTGGTTCAGGGGAAATGTTTTGGAAAGGTGGATTTCCAGGATATGTATTTCAGATGGACCCAAAAGCAAGAGAACTATCATCAACTGAGAAAAATACTTTAGAAGATACTATAGCAGCCTGGACAAACGGTCTTCAGCGAACTATAAGATTGCAGGGAATGGAAATAAAGGGATTGGAGCCTCAATTGGCTGATCCCAAGAATCATATAGATGTTCAATTACAAATAATTGCTATTGCTATGGGAGTACCTAAAAGAATATTGATGGGATCAGAGCAAGCCAAATTAGCTTCATCTCAGGATAGTGAAAATTGGAGTAAGAGAATGAAGCGCAGACAGAACAAATACTTAACTCCATATCTAATAAGGCCTTTTATTGATAGATTGATTACTTTGGGTGTTTTACCTGAAGTAGAGCAGTACGATGTTATTTGGCCTGACATGAGTACCCCATCTGAGAAAGATAAAGCTGAAGTGATGAAGATGCAGGTTGAAGCTTATGCTAGATATGTTAGTGGGACAGTTGGTGAGCTTATCCCAGAAGAAATATTCTTGAAATTGATTGCTGGTTTTGATGAAGAGCAAATAAAAGAAATAATGGAGAAAGCTGAAACCCGACAGGAAGATATGGAATTGGAAGAAGAGGATTTTGATGAGGAAGAAGATGTAGATGAAGAGGAAACTGAATAAATGGTTTTACTTAGACGAGACCCAACCAGAACAACTACAATTCGTAATCAGTATCAAGCTGAAATGCGGAGAAGGTTTAAAGCTCTTCGTAAATTAGTTACTAAAGCAATACTGGATTTAGATGTTTTAGGATTAGATGAAAGTCAGCCATTATCATTTAATCAAGAACTAATATCAAATGCATTACCAGAAAGACAAGCATGGAGATTCCAAACAGATGCTCAGAAACTTACATCATTCCAAACATGGCTACAACAGCAAATTGATCAAGAAATATTAAGTGTAGATGCAAGAGGAAATCCCTGGACAGCTAAATATGTTGACTCATCCTATAGGAAAGGTGTTGTTCGATCATTTAATGAAGCTAATAAGCAATTGGATGAGCCATTGGGTTTTTATCAAGGGAGAAGATCACAATTCCTAGAATCCTCATTTGCTCAACCGGAAAGATTAAGTAAACTCCAATTTCTTTATACAAGATCATTTGAAGAGTTAAAAGGAATCACAGCTGCAATGTCTCAGCAATTAAGTCGAGTATTGGCTGGTGGAATTGCTAATGGCAAAGGTGCTAGAGCAATCGCAAGGGAATTAAGTAATACAATTACAGGTATCACAAATAAAAGGGCATTAGTATTAGCCCGGACAGAAGTAATTTCTGCTCATGCTGAAGGACAGCTAGATTCATTTCAGGAATTAGGAATTGAAAAGGTTGGAGTATTAGTTGAATGGGATACAGCCGGTGATGCAGCTGTATGTGAATTATGTGCTCCTCTGCAGGGAGCAATATTAACAATTAAACAGGCAAGAGGAATGATTCCCAGGCATCCGAATTGTAGATGTGCTTGGATACCAGCATCAAAAAGTAAAACTAATAGAAAGAAGAAAGTCCAAACACCTGGTAAAATTAAAAGATCATTAAAAGCTGAACTGCCTAATAAAACAAGGGCTGGAGATAAAGTTCCTCAGACAGTTAAGGAAGCTAAAAAAAGAAGTTCTTGGGTAGGGAAAGAAAAAGTAACTACAAATGTATGTGATCATCTTGAAACAAATGAAAAATGGTTTAATAATTATATGGAAGCTTTACGAGATTATAGAAATTGATAAAGGAGAAATGAAAGTGGGAAGAAGAAATGGAAAAGGATTACCTTATAATAATTTAGAGGTAACAACTAATGCTAAAGAGCATTTTTTATTTTTATGTAATATGTATGAAAATATGGGGAAGTTAATTAAGCTCCAATCCCAAACGGTTTCTCATCCTTCATTTAGCAAAACAACAGCCCCAGCTATTTTAGTAAATATGACCCAACAGCATCATGAGATGGGAGAAGAGTTAAAAAATATAGGAGCCTATCTTGATTTGATGCCAGGTAAAAATGTATTGAGACCTGAAGAGCCTGAAGGGAAAGAAGTGGAGGTTGAAGTTGAGAAAGAACCCCCTATGATGTCTGGTGATTTTGTATCTAATATACAACCTGAGGAAGAAAATAATGACAATGACACCTATTAAAAATCCAGAGATATTGAAAAGGCAAGAATTTCAATTACAGTGGATTCAGGGATTATTAGTGTCTGCTCAAAAGCGTAGATGGTACGGGAAAATCACGATGGAGATTAAGAATGGCATGGTTCATGAAGTGACTAATATAGAGACATTAAGACCCCCAGAACCCGAATAATTAAAATTTTTTTTATTTTTTTCTTGATTTTTTTAAATAACAAGTAATAATATAAGCATATATGTAGAATGTAGGAGCCTTTCTATAAAAAGGACCACTTCTTAAATCGAAGCTGGTCTTTTTTTATTGGGAGGGTAAGGATGGAGAGCAATTCTTTATTCGTAACAAATAACTCAACCGCAGTTGAAGAGCTTTTCACAGAAGTAACTTTCAACCTCAAAGCCGATAAAGCTAAAACCCGATATGATACCTTTCAAGGAAAACAATATTTAGTAGTCCCTTGTGTAATGATAACAGAAGGTATTCTCAATGGTTCTGAAGGCCCATTATATTATCCGGCAAAAGAGCTTTCTAAAACTCCAGCCGTATGGAATGCAAAACCGGTTGTAGTTCATCATCCTGAAATGAATGGCCAACCTGTATCAGCTTGTGATCCTATTATTATTGAGACATATAGTATTGGATTGCTTTTTAATACTCGATGGGAAGATGGAAAGCTAAAAACTGAATGTTGGATTGATGAAGAGAAAGCTAATCAAGTTGATGAGAGAGTATTGGAAGCAGTTGAAAATGAAAGTATGATGGAGGTTAGTACAGGACTTTATCTTGATAATGATAAAAAGGAAGGTAAATGGAATGGGGAAGTTTATAATGGCACTGTTCGTAATTTCCGGCCTGATCATTTAGCTATACTTCCTGATCTTAAAGGAGCTTGTTCAATAGAGGACGGTGCTGGACTTCTTCGTAATGCTAAGAAAGAAAATACACCTGAAGGAAGATTTGCAGGAAGTCTATATAAAGTTTTTAATGAAATGAGTCATAACGAATTGTGGGGGAAATTAAACGATAAAGTTGAAACAGCTGCCATGAATTCTTGGGTGGTGGATGTGTATGATGATTATTTTGTATATGAAGTTAAAGATAAAATGTATTACCAAGAATATGAAGTTAATAATGAGGATGAAGTAAAGTTTATTGGTCTTCGACAGGAAGTCGAAAAAATAACCCAGTATAAAACTACTGATGGTAATTTAATTGGTAATGTTTCAAACCATGTTCATAATAAGGAGTTAGATATGAACAAGAAGAAAATTGTTGATGGTCTCATTAAGAATGAGAAAAGTCCCTGGACTGAAGAAGACAGGGAAGCTTTGATGGCGATGGATGAAGGTAAACTGGAATGTGTTGTGAATGGTTCGGAAGAAAAGAAGGTTGAGCCTGAACCGAAACCTAAAGCAAATGTTGATCCTGAACCGAAGAAGGGAAAGAAGACAGAACCCAAGAAGAAGGAAGAAGGCAAAGAAGTTCCTGCAGAGAATAAGGAACTGACTGACGCGGAATATATTGCCAATGCTCCAAAGGGAGTTCAGGACATGTATAATTTTGCGATTGCCACTCTTAATAAGCAGAAAGTTGATTTGATCACGAAGATCACAGCCAATGATCGGAATCCTTATACCCCAGAAGAGCTTGCAGTAAAAAATGTGGGTGAACTTGAAAATCTTGCTATTCTGGCTGAAGTTCCTGTGCAGAAACCTGCACCTGTAATTCCTGCTTCTCCTCTTTTTAATGGACAGGCTCCTCTGCCTGTAGCAAATGAAGATGAAGAAGAGCCACTGGTTGCTCCGGGTGTTGTGAATGCAGAAGAAGAATAAGTAAAGATTTATTTATATAATGGAAGTACAAGGTAAAAATTCAGTAACTAACTTTAAAGGAGATATGTAATGAGTACTGAAAATCAGGTACACTTGAGAGGTCAGTTTGAAAGGGATGAGATTCGTGCAGCCGCTGCAATTACTCCCGGACATCTTATTGAAAAGGTTGCAGCGGGAACTTGTCAGAAGCATTCCACAGAGGGCGGAGTAGCCATGCGGATGTTTGCGGAAATTGATGCGCTTCAGGGGAATACTCTGGATGATGATTATGCTGCTGCTGCTTTAGTGGCGGTAAATCTTGAGCATATTGGAAATGATTGCCAGGCATTTTTAAAAGCCGGTGAAAATGTCACCATAGGCGAAAAGCTTATCAGCGCAGGGGATGGAACTCTTATTGCAGCTGGTTCGGTTTCTTCTGGCACGACTGTTGCAGATAATGTTGCCACAGCCCAGGAAGCAAAAGACCTGAGTGGTTCAGGCGCGGTTGATACTCTTATTAAAGTAAGAATTCTTCCGTCGTAATATTTCCCTGTTTTAAATGAGAAATAAGATATGATAAAAAGAACTTTTTCAAGGAGAAGAAAATGGACGTTATAATGAATGGGCAGGCACAGGGGGATATTGCTACAAAACTCCTGGCCAATAACATGGACCCGGGTATCCTGCGTCCCTTTGTAGGGAACGATGGTAGATCATATGCTACTATTATGGAAAATGGGAAACCCACTGTCAAGCTGCTTAATAATGCAACAGCCACTCTGCGTAAAGATGCATGGCAGATACTTGATGCTGCAGTTGTGAAAGCAGCAAAACCCAGACTCAAGGCTGTTGCTGACCTTCGTGGAGCTGGTCTTACTTATAATATTCCAAATGGAATGAGTAAGACTGTTGTTCAGACAGAAACTCAGAGTGACATCAGTGATGCGGTAATCTCAATGTCTGGAATCAGGCAAAGTGACACTGACCGGCCGGTATATGAAATTACCAATTTACCCCTGCCTATCATCCATAAAGATTTTCAGTTTCCGACCAGGCAGGTAATGGTAAGTCGTAATAGCGGAAGTCCTCTTGATACCTCCACAGCAGAATTGGCTGCACGGAGAGTTGCCGAACAGGCCGAACAGTTGCTTCTGGGAACTTCGGGCTCTTATGCCTATGGTGGTGGGACTATCTACGGATATACCAACTTTCCAAGTCGCTTGACTAAAACTATGACCGCTCCTACTGCGGGTGGATGGACAGCAGCAACGACTGTTAATGAAGTTTTGGAAATGCGTCTCCAGGCACAGCAGGCTTTTCATTATGGTCCTTATATGATCTATTGCTCAACGGCATGGGATGTATATCTGGATGATGATTATTCTGCTAATAAGGGTGATAATACCCTGCGTGATCGTTTAAAAGCGATTAACGAAATCAGTGATGTTCGCACCCTTGATTATCTTGATACGGCCGGCACTTCTTACGTTATGCTGCTCGTCCAGATGACAAGTGATGTAGTTCGAGAAGTTGTGGGAATGGATATCAATACTGTCCAGTGGGAAACCCAGGGCGGAATGATGCTGAATTTCAAAGTAATGGCTATTCTTGTTCCTCAGTTGAGGGCCGACCAGAATAGTAATACGGGCATAGTTCACGGAACTACTGCTTAAGTGAGAGCAATCTAAGCCGGGGGTTGGGTTTTTAATCCTCCCCCGGTAAAAGATTTTGATGGCTGAATAATTTTATTTTTAAATCTCTTGGGAAGGAGAAAAGAAATGAAGCGTTTTAAACTGTTACCCAAAGTTGGTAATCACACACAGCGTGACAAAGCAGGTGAACTGGTCACTATTACTGCAGAAGGTGGGGAAATAATTGAAACAGAAGATGATCTGTGCAAAATGTTTCCTGGCAAATTTGAAGAAGTAAAAATTCCAGAATCACAAGCGAAGAAAGAAAAAACTGAAGATACTAAAAGTAAACCCAAAAAGAAGATTGTAAAAAAGAAGAAAAAACCTTTGGGAAGAGATGTCACTGAAAAATTTGAAGTAGCCGAAGAAGAAGATTTCAAAGTGTTTTATGCTACTGGCCGGGGTTATTTTGTAGCTGAAGCTGAAGATCCTACCACATCATTAAATGAAAAAGGACTTAAAAAAGCTTCTGTTGAAAAGTACATCAAAAAGTATCTGAAGGAATAGTAGTGAATCAGAACTGGCAACCTAAAGAGATGTGGAAAGAGGAGCCCTGCTATATAATAGGGGGTGGAAATTCTCTAGAAGGTTTTGATTGGGATGCTCTTAAGGAAAAAAATGTCATAGGCTGTAATGTAGCTTTTTATATTGGCGTTGACATTGTTCCTATTATTGTTTTTGGTGATGGTCTTTTTCTTAAACAACATAGAACGGGTTTAGATAAATATGCTAAGCAAGGTGGTTGGGCAATTACCAATTCCAGTCTTGTTACTAGTATGAATCCACCTGATTACCTCAAACATATGAAAAAAGAAAATAGAGGTCTTATCAAAGATGGTTTAGGATGGAATTCCAATACAGGTGCCAGTGCAATAAATCTTGCTTTACTATTTGGATGTAATCCTATTTATTTATTAGGGTATGATATGCGGTTATCTGATAATGGGAAGAAAAATTATCATAACTTTTATAATGATTCCCCTAAAGTCAAATCATATGATCGCTTTCTTCGCGGGCTGACCCAGGTGGCCAGGGATTTGAAACTGCTTTTCCCTGGTCGCCAGGTCATTAACCTGGAAGACAATACAAGTTCCTTGGAAGTGTTTCCAAAGGAGAGTTTAAAGAATCATTTTTCTAAAGAGAGAGTGTAATGAAAAGAAATTATTTATTTGTTGCTTTGATTTGTTTTTTCCTTATGGGGTTTGTAGTCGCAGCTATTACAGCTGATCCTACGGCCGTTTCCCCGGATTCTATAGATAATGAGGCTATTGAAGAAGAAAAGCTCGTTACAGAGCCTGTCACAGCGGTTGTCGAAGAAGATAAAGGTAGTTCTTTTGGTAAAAATCTCTGGTTATTCCTAAATAGCCCTATTGGATTATCTGTTATAGCTTTTATCCTAACATTGATAGGTGGAAAAATATTTACAGCTAAACCAAAATGGAAGTCTCTTGTTCTTAAATACGGCCCACAACTAATGCAAGCTGTAAAATTAGCTGAAAAGAAAATTACAACTGATAGTGGGGGTTTATCTCGATTAGATGATGCCCTTGAATATATTATAAAGTTGGAACCGAAGTTAGCTAAAGTTGATAGTGAAGATATTAAGAAAGCTTTAACAACTGTTCATGCTAAAGCTGAAGCAAGTGGAAATATAAAGGTACATCATGAAGTGGCTGATTGATTTAATTGTGGGATTGTTCAAATCCATATTTCAAGTGAATATGGAAAACCCGATTAAAGAAAGTGAGGAAATGTATGATTATGCAGAAACGTCATTTGAACATCCTGATGATGTTTTTTCTGATTCTGATTGGCATTAACTCAGGCTGCTTTCTTCAACCACGTGTTGAAATTAAAAGGGAGCTTCATATATTAGGTACGGATGCTCCTGCTGTGCGTTTAGGAAAATCGGTAAAGGGAGAAATATGGGCTTGGAATTTTGATAAGAAAAAATGGGAGCTTAAAGGTGAACAAATGATTCCAGCAGGAACTTATTTGAAATTTAAAAAGCCTAAAGATAAAATTGAAGATGTTTTGAAGGAAGAGAATATAGATGGCTAGAGTAACTGAAGATGAAGTCAAAGTTGTAGTTGATTGGGATGGTTCTACTGATCTCACTGCTTTTATAGCTGCTGCTAATATTCTTGTTACTGCAGTTTGTACTGATTCTGGTTATACTGATACTGAATTAAAAGAAATTGAAAGATGGTTGTCTGGTCATTTTTATGTAATGAAAGATCAGACACCATCTGAAATGAAAGCAGGTAATGCAAGTGATAAATATCAATATGATATTGGAAAAATGCTTTATCATAGTAAGCAGGGACAGGTGGCTATGTCTATAGACTATGATGGTAATTTGGCAGAACTTAGTCATAAAATGGAAGAAGGCCAAATTGATATTACCGTTGAGTGGATGGGTGAAGATTATGAAACTGAGTATAGCAATTAAATAAAGAGAGGGCACCTAATGTCTAACGGATTAAAAGGACTTATAGAAAAATATGCCGAAAATGCGGACAATGGTTCATTTGAAAGTTTGATGTGCCAGTTTGCTTTAGATATGATAGATTTAAAAAAAGAAGTAAAAGAATTAAAGAAAGCCAAAACGAATTTTTTTATTAGAATGGGAGTTATTAAAGCTTCTGCTTTTCTTTTTGGTATTTTCTTATTTAACTCAATTATAATAACGGGTGTTTGTATTGGTATTTTAAAAACATTCGGAAAACTTTAATATATAAATTAAGGAGATAAAGTATGGCAGGTGATGATAGACAAATTGAAGTTGCATTATTTGATATAGATAATCCAGAAGCCCTTGCTGATTTGCTTGCAGGAAGAGCTAAGAATCTGGGTATTTGTATTATGGGTTCTGATGGGACTAAGATTTATCCTATTAAAACTAATAATGAAGGTGAATTGATTATAAATCTTGAAGCCAGTTCTATTACAATTGGTGATGTAAGAATAAAAGATGCTGTAGGTTCTTTTTATGCTGATGTAAATGATGCTAATACTGCCCGGACTACTGGAACAAAAGTAATTGCTGTCCAGTCTTTAGATGAGGCTGGTAATGTATTGAAAACTTCTTTATTAGCAACAGCTGCAAAGCAACCTGCTTTGGGTACGGGCTCAATGGTAGGTTCTTCTCCTTTTACTTTAGCTATTGATGATACTCAGTTTGGAGCAATAGGTTCAGCAGCAGCAATAGCCGGAAATATTCATGCCCAATTGAGAGCGATAGGAATTGCTCTTGAAATTATGGATGATTGGGATGAATCAGACAGAGCTAAAGTAAATATTATTGCCGGGCAGGTTGGAGTTGCCGGTGGTGCTGGTGCAATATCTGCTTTGACTCTAAGAACTATAATGGCAAATGATGATCCGGCTTCAGTAGCAATACAATTGATTTCAGAAACTATAGGAACAGAAGCAGCCACAGCAGCACTTAAATCATTATTGATGGGTGGGAAGCATGAAGTAACTTTAACTGAACTAGCTGATGGTCAGCAAGGTGATATTGCTGTTGGTCCTTTTCGTAGAATAATCACATCAAATAATGATGCTTCCCAAAATGTTAATCAGGTTCAGGATGCCACAACAGTATCCGGGGTT